CGGCTGCGGCAGCGTCCTGCGCGGCTGTGGCGGCATCGTTGAGCGTCTGGATTTGCTCGCGCAGCGCGGCGTTGTAGTCATACGCTGCAATCTCGGCTTCGCTCATGCCGGCAATATCCAGCGTGCGAACGTCGGTTCCCTGCGCTAGCGCCAGTTCGCGCTCAAGCGAAGTACGGTCAGACTGCAACCCCTTCATTGTCTCGCTGATCGTTTCGACCGCCGTGCTGACCGTGATAGCGGCATCGCTGACCGAAGCAAAGGCGCCAGACACCGACAGCATGGCCGCGTACAGGCGCTGGCCGGCATCAGTCGTCAGGTCAAGTGATTCCATCGTCGCGCGCCATTCGGCGCGGGTTTCCGTGCCGATGGTTTCGGCGGTGACGTTGCCGCCCGCCGAGTTGATGACATCGGTGATGGCTTGCAGGGTTTTGGCGCGTTTTTCTTCGGCGGTGAAGAAGTTGTCGTAGTAACTGGACAGCGCCGCATTCGCGTTATCGACGCCACCGAGCGCCGCTGCCAACTGAGCGCCCATGTCGAAAAACGACACGCCGATGGCGTCCATGATTGGCTTGAGCTGCGCGACCGAGGCCAGCTTGAGAGCCGCGTCAGCAACCCCTGACAGGCCGATGGCGGTTTCGTCAACCGACGCCAGCAACTCATCCAGCCAGCCGCCCGTCAGGGCGGTGGTCAAGGCATCGGCACGCTCGGCGGACAAGTCGCCCAAACTGCCGGCAAATTGATCGAACAGGGCGACAACTGCCGGGGTGCCGATGTCGGCCTGCTCGACGGCGATCAGGATCGAATCGCGCAGCGTGTCGGCCATCGCGGCGGCGAGTTCTTCGCTGCTGCGTCCGACGTTCTCGATGTTGCCGCCATACTGGTCGGCGCGGCTGTAGAGCATGCCGCCGGATGCGTCCCGGAGATTAACCCCGAGTTGTGTTGCCGCATCGCCGGCCGGGTCGGCCGACAGGTAGCCAGCCTGATAGGCAACAGGCCCGGCCTGGCCGTATGCCGCCGCAATCGCATTGATTGCGTTGGTCGACGACATGACCAGCGTTTCCATCGCGCCAGCCGACGAGCCGCCGGTCGCCTTGCCTTCCCACGGATCGTTGCCGTAGTAGCTTGTGTCCTTCGGCCCGCCGCCGCCGCCAAAGTATTTGCTGGCGATCGAATACACCGCAACAGCGGCGGCGATGTAGGGCGCGGCGGCGGCCAGCGTTCCGAGCGCGCCGGACAGGCCGCCAACAGCGCCGCCCTCAACGGCCCATTTGGCCGTATTGGCTTCAATCAGCGTGCCGATGGCATCGCCGCCGACCGCACCGGAAACGTTGGCGGCAGCAATCGAGGCCGCCGAGGCACCGACGCTCGCGCCACCGAACAGCCCGGCCAGCGAGGAGGCATTCGACACATCGCCGAGCAGACCACCCGACGACCCGCCATTGCTGCCGCTGCCGATGCCGAGCGCGCCGGTGACGCTGCCGACGACACCCTGCACGGCGACCTTGAGCACCATGCTTTTAAAAGTGTTCTGCAGCGACTTGGCAAAGGCTTCGCCGAAGCTGTCGCCCGACTCGAAGGCGCGGTAGAGCGAATCCGTCAGGCTGCGCTCGATGTCGTCGGCGAACTTTTCCCAGGCCTTGGACGATTCAGCCGCGCCTTTCTTGCTGGCGTCGAGGAAGTCCCTCTGGTCAGCTGCCGCGGCGATCCGCTTGCGCGCTTCGATCTCGCGGTCGAGATAGGCTAGGTGCTCGCTATAGGCGCCGTTGTCCGCCGCGATGGTGCGCGTTTCTTCCAGGCGGGCGACGATGGTGTTCTGGATGGCCGACTCGGTCATCCCGTAAAACTCGACCTGGCGCTCAAGCTCGCTTGCATGCCGCTCAAGATCGACCGACCCGGCGGCCAGCGCCTTGAAGTATTCCTCTTCCTGCTTAGCCATGGCCGCCAGTTCGGCATCGGCCATCTTGTGCATGCGCGCCAGTTGCTCGAGGCGCTGCATTTCGAGTTCATCGGCTTGCTTCTGTGCGGCGGCCGCAGATTTTTGCGCCTCAGCCATGTCCTTTTTGGTTTGGACGTAGCCCTTGGCCATGCGTGCCTGCGCTTCGCTGATCGCTGTTAGCGCCGCCGCGCCGTCGCGTTCGGACTTGGACAGGTTGGCCAGTCCAGAGGCCAGCTCGCGCGACTTCTCATTGCCGCCGGCCAGCACCGTGCCAAACTTAATGAAGGCCAGGCTGACGTCTTCGGTGCCAGCCTTCAGCCCCTTGAGCGTCACCATCAGGTCTTTTGCGACCTCCGGCGAAATGCCGAGCTGCCCGGCCAGCTTGTCCGAACTGCTCGAGGCATAGGCGCCGGCCAGCTTGTCTAGCGTGCCGTAGCTTCCAAGCCCAGTTAGTGATTCGCCGAGCTTCTTCTCTGCCACGAGGCGCGAGGTTTCAATGAATACGCGCTGGAAATTCAGCTGCTCAATGATGGCCGCGCGAGTGGCGCCGTTCGCCTTGTTGAATTCCTCGTAGAGCTTCTCCATGTCGAAGCTCTTGACGGTGCCGCCTACGTCGCCAATGGCCTTGTTCAAATCCGACATGGCCTCGGTCAGCGTCTTCGAGTCGCCGGCAGAGTTGAGCAGGGTTTGCGCCAGGGTCGGGATGATCGACGCCGCCAGTCCGGCCACCACGCCGAGCGTGCCGAAGCCGGCCAGCAATTGCGGCAGCTGCTGACCGAGGGCAACAGAGACCTTTGTCCCGTTCTGCACCTGCACCGCAAAATCGGTCAGCTGGTAGGAGGCGTTGCGGATCGAGTTGCTGTGCGTCGCCAGGAAGCTGGCGTTGTCCGCAATGGCCTTGCTGTTCGCCGCAACAGCCCCGGCGGCGCGTGTCGCCTGGCTGGCGACCTCGCCCATCTGCCTGGCCACCGGCTCAAACAGTCGATGGGTTTCACTGCTGGTCGTTTTGGCCTTCTCGGCCATGGCGCGCAACTGGGCATTGACGGCGCCAATCCCTTCCTCGACCGGCTTGCCGTCGAAGGTTAGCTTGATGCCTAGCGTAGTGTCGCTCATTGCGCCCTCAGTTCATTTATTTCCGCTGCTCGGCCCAAATACTGAGCGCCTCGGCTTCCATCACGCGCAGCGCGGAAAACACATCCGCCCGCCGTTTCCGCTTCACCCCGCACAACGCCAGCACCGCCGGCAGCGCCGCATAATCCAGCCCGGTAGCGCCGTTCATGCCGATGCGCCACTGCGTCTGCATGCTCAAAAAGACCTGCAGCGGCGCCTCGTTTTCCGGGAAGAGATCCACCTCTCCCGAATCCGGCGCTGGCTCGTCGATTCCGAAGGCTGCCAGCGCCTCGTTCTGGTTGCCGCCACCGCCCAACAGCCGGCGGGTGACGGCCGTCAGTTTTTTCTGCGGGCCTCGAGCAGCTCACGGCGGAAGGCTTCGAAGAGTTCGCCGGCGGCCGCCGGATAGTTGTCGAGCAACTGGCCGAGCGCGTCGGCGCTGAAGTCGGCATCGACGCCCTGCCAGCCGGTGATGATTTCGCCCAGCGCCTCGGCGTCGCTCTTGCCGTCCAGCCCGCCGAAATAGTCGCGCAGGGCGGATTTGGATAGGTGCTTGAACTCAACGGTGATGGCTGCCGGCTTGTCGCTGCCGGGCACGCTGAGTTGCACCGTGGCGTTGAATTTCGGTTTCGGAGTGATCTTGAACATGGCCTGATTCCTTTCAATGTGGCCTGATGAATTCCGGGGGGCATCGCGTCAGGCCGGCGCAATTGCGGGTGATTAGGAACCCTGCCCCCCGGAAACCTTAGTGCACGACGATCTTCAGTTCGTCGTTACCGGACGACGGCAGGAATCGGATGTCGAAGCCGATCATCAGCTTGCCGTTGACGTCGACCTTGGTCGGGTTGATCAACTGCACCGCCGGGGCAAAGATCATCACCTTGTACCCCGCCACGGTGCCGTGCATCAGCCCGAGCGACTGGGTGGTGTTGGCCTTGACGTTGGTCATGAAGGTGACCTCGTTGGCTGCGGTCAGATCGAACGTAACCTTGCCAGTCGGCGTGCGGTTGGTAATGTCGACCGTTTCACCGCCGAGCAGCGGTGTGAAATTGACCGAATTGCCAAGGTCGATTTCGAGACCTTGCGACGGATAGCCGGTGCCGCCGGTCAGCGTCGGGGTGGCGGCCGTGTAGGTAGAACCCAGCATCACATCGGCGGTGTTCGCCTCATTGACCACCAGCGGCGTCTTCCAGGCGGTGATGGTCAGCGCGGACGGGGTCGCCGCCGCAACGCCACCATCGAGGCCGGTGAACTTGAAGCTCAGGAGCGGGCGCTCGCCGACCTTCATGCCAATCGATACCGATCCACGGCAGCCAAACGCCTTGTGACGCACGCCATCGCTGAAGTAGTAGATGGTGACGGCGGGCGTGACCGGCGTCGACAGGTTGTATTCGGCGCGGATCGAGGCCGACAACGTCTCGGCGAAGCCGCAGGCGGCAAGCAGCGGGGCGAATGCAGCGCCCGTACCAGCGGCGCCAGAACTTTGCAGCTCCACGTCGAAACTCATTTCGACGTAGTTGGCGCCGGCCAGTTGCTCAGATCCACCGAAGTAAGGGCGGATCAGGTCGCGGTCGACGTTGTTGGCAACGAACGGCGTGATCGAGCAGTTCGAGACGAGCAGCGCGTTGGCTGCTTCGGTCGGCGTCGAATCCGTGCCGTAGGTGCCTTCAATTTTGGCCAGAATGGCCGTGTTGCGCAGATAGCGGGTGGCCATGTCTTACTCCTTGGGGGATTTTTCGGGCTTGGCCGGAACAGCCGGCGGCGTGCTGTCAGCCGGCTCGGGAGCCGGGCGACGGGTAGAGAATTCGCCTGGTTGGCGCGGGGGGGTGTTTGCCATTTCGGTCTCCTGTCTGATTGAGTGCCGCCCGCGATGGACTGCGGGCGGATGATCAATGGTTAGCCGAGCAGGAGGGCGGTGTGTTCCGGCTTGACCACGCCGACGCCCCAGGCGCACTGCACTTCCCAGTGCGTCTGCATGTACTGGCGGTATTCGGCGAAATCGAACGAGATGCCGGAACGCGGATCGGTGATGGTCACGCGACTGGTGGCGGCATCGCCGGACGGCGGCAGGTACGGCAGTCGGGTTGCCAGGACAATGGCCGACTTGCTGAAGGCCATGTTGCGCGGCCCTGTCGCGGTCAGGGTTATGGCAACGGTGCCGGTTGCCGCAGTGGCGGTGCGCAGGCCAGGCGCGGCGATGGTGATCGATCCGGCGGCGACCGACTGAATCACATACTTGTGCGCGTTGGATTCGTGCGCCAGCGTGATGACATCGCCAGCCCCGAGGCCGGCGGTGTAATCGGCGGTAGCAGCCAGGACCGTCGTGCCCACCGTGCGAACGGCGGAGGTCAGCGTGCCAGAGGAGAACGAGCCGGCGGTGTGCGTCTTGATCTGAGCCGACTCGCGAACCATCATGCCGTTCAGGTCGGTCAACACGCCCTGGCGCAACAAGCTGACGGAACCTGCCGGGTCGGCGGCGTTAGCCGCCTGCTTGCCGCGCAGATTGGAACCGGCAGATGTATCGATGACGAGCTGCAGGTCGGAGGTCGGCGCGCCGTTGTCGACCAGGATCTTGCGGGTCAGCGAGGCAGCGGTGTAATCGCCAGCCGTGCCAAACGGCGTGGTAGCAGCCGCACCAGCAGCGCGCGAGAACTTGGTGTACAGGGCGGCGAGGTCCGACTCGATCTTGTTGGTCAGGGTGCGCATGGCTTGCTGGATCTGCTGCGCGCGGACGGCAGCAAAGTCGGGGCCGAGGGAGGCGATTTCTTCGCCGTTCCAGCGGATTGGCACGGCTTCCAGGTTGGTGATGGCCAGCGTGGTGGAACCGATGGTCTGGTTGCCGTCATCCGGGGCGTAAAGGCCCGGCGTGATGGCGCGCGAGGTAGCGGACGGCGCAACGAAGGTGCGGACGTTCTGGTCCTTGGCGGCGCGATTGACCGAGGCGTCGACAGTGACGGCCGGAATCAGGCCGACCAGTTCGCGCGACACGACATCGAGATTGACGTACAGCTCGGGGAGCAGATTGGTAAGGGTATTGGCCATGGTGATGGACTCCTAATTAAGCGATTTGGACGCCGGATTTGGCGGCTTCCATGCGTTGCACTGGGGATAGCGCCTGAAACTCGTCGGCGCTCATGGTTTGCTTTCCGCCGCCGCTTCCCGCGCCCGGTGGGGTTCCTGATCCGGTTCGGCCTCGCGCCTTGATCAGGGTGGTTTTGGTATTGGCAAAATTGGTGACGGCATCGGTCAAAGGGACCATGCGTTCACCTTCCTTGACATA